GCCTGTAATGTATCGAATAATGATGCCATAAACTTTTTCTCCTGTATAACTATTTATATCAACTTTTCAGTAGTTTGATACCTAGATTGCCTAAAGTATCTTCGGTCCATACTTGAAACTTCCAACCTTTATGGTCTGCATATTGTTGTGCTGCTTCCCATTTAGATTGATTCTTAATGTATGTCATAACCTCATTAATATATCTTTTAGTTTTACGAGAGGGCTTCTTTGGGGGTGATGTTTCTTTCTTTGGTTTAATTTCAACCAATATGATTTCTTTATTGTCTAATTCTATTAGTAAGTCTACATAATATCTGTGCAGCTTGTTATCGGTCTTACACTTATAGGGAATAACTATCTCTTCACTATTCCATCTTTTTACTTTAGGATTACTTTCACACCACTTAAATGCCTGTCTTTCCCATAATGAACGATAAACTACACTGGATGCATCACCCAGATATTTATCTTTACGTTTAATTGTATATTTCCCTCTATAAGCCATTATAAATACTCTATATGTTAGTTAATAATATAAGTATTTATACGGAGTAAAAGTATGGCAAATATAACCTTTCCCACAGAGATAAGCTTATCTATTGAAAAAGATGCCAGTTTCGTTAGGATAGAAATAATTAATAAAAGTGGAGACATTATCAGTGAAGAAGATGGAACCATAAATATGTTTATCCCTAATGGTTTTCAAATGGAAGATAGTGCCAATTTTGGAACAATGAATTTTGGTACTATTGATGCCGTAAAGAAATTTGTGGGACAATATGGGTCAGACCCCGAAGCAGCCAAGGCCCAGGCTACGGCAAGTTCTGGAGAATCAATGGCTATTGGAGCAGCAGTAATTAATAAATTATTTGCAGGTGCTGGTGATGGAGCTACTATGGCCGCTGCAAATGCAGGTGTAGTTTTAAATAGTAAGGCTACTGCAACATTTGAAGATATGGGTATTAGAACTTTCTCATTTAATTTTAAAATGGTTCCTAGTAATAAAGAAGATAGTGATGTTATGAAAAAGATTGAAAAAACTTTTAGGAAATATATGTATCCTGAAATTATAGGAAATGTAGCAGTGTCATACCCTCCAAGATTTAAGGTTGCTTTTCATAGGGGCAAGAAGATTGATAATTACATGCCTATGATGCATGATGCATATTTAACAGGCTTATCTTCAACTTATAATGAAAATAGTAATATGTTTTACCACACCGGCGCTCCCACAGATACAACACTTTCTTTAACATTCCAAGAAACTAGACAGTTAACAAGGGAAGATATTAATAAAATGGAAAGTATAAGAGATGATTCCCAACAAGAAACTGAGGATGCATAATGAATTATTTTAAATTTTTTCCTAAAATAGAATACGATATTAATAGAACAGGTACTACACAAGATATCGTTGATATCTACAGACAGGTTAGGCCTATTGGTGATAGACTTGACGAACAGTATACCTATACTACCTATGATGTTCAAGATGGTGAAAGACCAGACATTGTTTCTCAAAGATTATATGGAACTACAAAATACTATTGGACATTTTTTGTAGTAAATGATTTTTTACATGATGGTTATAAACTTTGGCCTATGAGTACCAGAATGTTGGAAGATTATATAGAAAAAGAATTTAATGGATGGGCAGTAGCAAGTAATCCAAGACCCGATATAGATGATGATGGAATTGTAATAGGTCATACTGATTCTATTGCAGGAAGATTTGAATTGGGTGAAACTATTACTGGCGGAACCTCAGGTGCCAAAGGTACTCTAATCAAGAAAGATATAGATAAGAACCAATTAATTATTCAAGATACTACAGGTTCATTTATAGGTGATGGTAATACATTCGAAATTATAACTGGTGGTACTTCAAACGATTCAGTGCAATCATTCAGGGCTTGGAAATATACAGAAGCACCACATAGATATTATAAAAATGTTATAGATGCAAATGGTGTTACTTACCAAAGAGAATTTTCTAATATTGTATTTACAGAATCACCCGATGCAGTAAATACAAGTAATATCAATAATACTATTACTAATGAATACGAAGCCTTATATGCTAATAGAGAAGGCCTTGTTGATGAAACAAACATTCCTCAAAGGGCTCAACTAGCAGAAGCAGATGCCACAGGAGCATCAGAGAGTGGTTTACAATATATAAGTAATAGACAACACATAATTGCTCTTAACGACCAAAGGTCTAAATTAAGAGTAATCAGACCAGAAAATATAGAGCAGTTTTACAACGACTATTTGGAATTAATTAATGAGTGAAGAATTAAACCCTGGGTTAGGTAAACTTGGTAATGTAGTAGAGGGCACAGAAGTTGCTTCTACTCCTACTGGCTATAGAATAGCTAGGTGTAAACTAACTCGACATGATTATGTTAATAAAAAAGATGCTGACCTTGCAAATGAAATATCAGACCTCATTGCATATTTTAATATAAAAGAAGATTTAGGCAATCCTCAAATAGAAGTTAGAATTGCAATAGGTGATACTGTAAACTTTATTGGTGATGCAAAATTATCTGGTGATGAAAAAATTGAACTAGTAGTGCAAAAGAATCTACCTGATAGTCTTAAAGGAGACCAACTAGTTCGTGAAATAAAATTAAATTTAAGAATTATAGAAATACAAAATTTTACAAGAGTAAAGCCTGGTTTAACTACTTATATTTTAAATTGTGTTTCAGAATATGTAGATTATTCTAATAAGAAAACTATAAAGAATGCATTTAATGGTAATGTGGGAACTCTTATAAAAAACATTGCAACAAATGAACTAGATATAGAAGAAAATAAAATTGATATTCAAGAGAATGGAGTTAATATAATAAAAGGAATATATCCTAATTTAAAACCATTAAATGCTATGAGATGGTTAAAGGAATATTCTTCAGACAGTAATTCTCCTATGTTTTTATATCAAACTAATGATGGAGTATTAAGATTTAAATCACTAGATAAAATGATTGAAGATTCTAAGTTGTCTGAAGAATATTTTACATACGAATATAGGCCATTTATTAACTTACCTTTTAAACAAGCAGATGATGATAGCTATGAACAAGAAAGAACTTATGTAAGGGCACTTTCATCTACTGCAGGTTTCTCTAAATTCATTGCTGTAATGGAAGGTGCAATGGCATCCAAGACTTTAACTTTGGATATTGCCACTAAAGATTTTAAAGAAAATGAACAATATAAGTTTACAAAGGGTGCCCTAGAATCTGAAAAGTCATACACAGCAGATAAAAATTATGGTTATGAAGATAGCTTTGATAGTAAGACTTATCATATTTCTAAAAACTCTAAAGCTTATGGTGATGATTTAAATGTTATGCAAGAACTTAATAGAAATTATATTCATGGAAGAATTGCAGCATTAAAGTCATATCAGCATTCAATTATATTGCCAGGTGATTTTTCAATTAGAGTGGGTCAGTTAATTAACTTAAAGGTAAATCACTCAGGTCATAATGAGGAAGACCGTAAAATTAAAGATGAATTTACAAGTGGCAAATATTTAATTATTAATATAGAACATGAATTTAAAAATCAGTATTTACAAACTGTAACTATAGTGAGAGATTCTAGGCCTAAAGAAATTCAAGGGGTGGATAAATAATGAAAGATGAATTTAAAGGTGGCATTTTTACTTGGTTTACTGGTATAGTAGAAGATGTAAAAGACCCAGAAAAGCTTAATAGAGTAAAGGTTAGGTGTCTAGGTTTTTATGCTAGTGAAATTGAAGTTAAAGATTTACCATGGGCAACTGTTATGATGCCAACAACTTCTGCGTCGATGAAAGGTGTAGGTGGTAATCATCACTTGGAAATAGGTTCATGGGTCGTAGGATTCTTTAGAGATGGTAACTCAGCACAAGACCCTTTAGTTATGGGTTCTATTGCGACACAAACTGATGGTACACAAGATATTCCGACCGAATCATCAGTGGATAATAAAGTATATAAATCTAAATCAGGCCATTTGATTGAAATTGATAATAGTGAAAATGAAGAAAGAATTAATATCAAACATAAGTCTGGTTCTAGGGTAACATTTAATGATGATGGTACAATTTCAATCATTGCATCTTCCATTAAATTAAATGCGTAATGACCCAGAATACTATAACAATACCGTGTGAAGCATCACTACTACCTAAACCAGGTGACCTTACTAATATATTTAATCAAATAATTAATTCTATTGCTATATTAGAGTTACAAGGTTTGCCAGATGAAGCACAAAAAATTAGAGATATACTAGACAATATAAAAGATACTCTAGGTAATTATCCTATTTCTATTTCAGATCCTGTATTTGCAACATTAGAAATTCCAGAAGTAGAATGGGAAAAAAGAATTAATGCTATGATAGAAGAATATCATCTCTTTGTTCAGGCTAAATTTTTAGAAATTATTAATAGTGTATTACCAGTTTCCTTTGCTATTCCAGTGCCACCTTTCGGAATTAGTGTCGACATTGTAAGATTATTTTCGGAACCAGAATATAAATCTACAATTAAAAGTCAGTTTATTGATGAACTAGAAACTTTTTATCCAATGTTACCTGATATTTATAAATCATTTGATGGCACATATGGTATAGAATCACCCGATATGAAAGCAGAGGCCATATGGGAATATGTAATTACTCAATTAAATAAAGGCGCTCTAGGTATTATATATGGTTTATTCGGAGACCTTATTTCTAAGTTTGATACTATATGGGAAGCATTAGGCTTACCTTCATTACCAATATTAACTGAACTTAATGTAGAAGGTTTAATTAATTCTACTATAGAATCACTAGAGGAACAAATAAAGTCTGCTCCGGACGATATGAAAGAAGAATTAAGAAGACAAGCAATTGAACAGTTAGAATCTTTAAATATTGCAGGGTTTAGTGTTTTGGATTTAATTGGGGGTGAACCAAACGACTTTGTAGAAAGTTTAGAAAGAAAGATGGATAGGTTTAAAAGAAGATTAAAAAACTTTGGAGAAGAATGGCCTAAATATCTTATACAAGAATGGATGCAAAAAGTACAAAAGTTTTTCAATGCCATTGGACTTGGTGCATTAATAGAATGGATTACATTTACATTTTGTGATTTCTTAAAGCTAATAGGGTTTCCTGCAGCAATAAGTATTACTAATACATTAGATATTATAGGTTTAAAGAATGTACCTTCTGCATCACTAGATGAAAATGGAAATATAATTCCTGCTGGTGAGGCAGGTTCAAATATTTTACCTACACTTACACCTATTGCTATTGATATTATAGACCCAGGTGATGTAGTTATTCCAGATGACACAGCTGATCCAGTTGAAACAGTGATAATAGATACCATCTCTTCTAATACACTTAATGGTAATATGAATACTGTACTACTAGACAGTGAAGGTAAGCATTTACTAGACTCTAATGGAATCCCACTAACTACTGATAATATGACTTTCTCATCTGCAGTAATAAATACAAAATTAGGAGACATTTAATTATGACAAAAACATATAACATTATAGTAAAAAAAGGTTGCGATGAAACTGACTTCTATCCTCTTGTAACCAATGTAACAGATGCAATTCCAAATAGGCCAGGGATATTTTTTGCAGATTGTACAGAAGCACAAGTAAGAGAGTTGCAAGGAAAAGAAAACATTGTTTCGTGTATATTACTTGAAGACATAATTATGGAAGAAAATGCTGTAACTAAGTCAGTGTCATATAGTAGAGAGTATGACCACAGAGTAGGCATTGATGATACTAACGAACCTAAATCTTCATTTGGTAACTGGGGACTTATACGTCACCAAAGTCAGACTAACAATACTACATTTAATACAGATAGTACTGCCACTTACACAAATTCTTACATTGGGACTGGAGTAGATATTATTTTAAATTTGGCAACAATAATAGATAGGTCAGATCCAGAATTTAAGACCAGTGGGACAACAAGGCTTAAAGAATTTCAATGGAATACTCTGCCAGGTATGGGATCCAGTGGATCAAATTTACCCACTATAGATTATAGCGCGACATCTGGAATCGATAGTCATGCCGAGGCTGTTGCGGCCCTTACTGCGGGAAATACTTATGGTTGGGCAACTGGTGCAGATTTATATATTTGGCCGAGAACACCCATGCTCGCAGCGGCCAAAAGCGTAGCATCGCATGGATGGGATGCATTTAGGCTATTTCATCAAAATAAAGGTAATAGTAGGCCAACTATAGTCGTTGATGCTATAGAATATAGGTCAGAAAGCCCTCAAATAAATAATGGTGCAGTATTATTTAGAGATGGATTTTATGATAAAGTAAGGCCAAATGGTATACCAGAATTACAAGTCAGTAGATTCCGAAGTTTTTATAATGCCCATACTAGTTTAGCATATGGAAATAACAAGAATATACCATTTGGCCACGGACATTATAGTTTATTAAATTCACCTATAAATGGTAGAACAATGGATATTAGAAATTTAACCACTGAGGATAAAGCTACTATTATGTCATATATATCTAATCGCGATAACAGCCAACAATACGCAAACCTTGATGCTATCAATGATATGTCGGCTGCTGGAGTACATCATGTCAGTGCTGCAGGCAATCATAGTTCAAAAATAGCACTTCCTGACAATATAGACTATAATAATGGTGTTATTGGCATCTGGCCATACGAAACTGGAACAGGAGCAGCTAAGCACCATCGTGTCTACCGGTTTTACCCAACATGTCGAGAAATGTTATCTATGAGTACAGATACAATAGTATGTGCTGCCATAACATCTAACTTCAACGACCCAGAAGAAATATATATGAGTAGTAAAGAATCACTAGCAGATTTTAGTAATCGCGGAGATAGAGTAGATACTGCTGCAGCAGGTGTTAACATTTATATGAATCTATACACAAATGGTAAATATGATGCAACAGGAACTTCATTTGCATCACCAAATGTCGGTGGTATGGCTGCCTTGGTATTAGGAAAGTATCCAACCACAACTCCAGCACAATTAAGAAAATACTTTAGAGAGACCGCAAAAGGTAACGATACACTATACGATAGTGGTACAAAACCTAGACCTAGTTCAAACTTTGGTGATTCTACATATTACAGTGATCCATTATCTTTAATGGGGTATTCTGGTAATATTGCATACCTAGACCCTAATATTACTATCGATCCTAGTGAAATAACAGATACGAGTGTTACTTCAACAGAAACTGTTACATCTGATGCTGTTAAGTTAAACTTTACTATAGATCAGATAAATGCTAAACTAGCTAATGTATAAGATATTATTGGATATTGAATAATTCTTTAACTAAGCCCTTATAAATAACTATATGAGTATACACGATATTTCAAATAGTAGAACAAACCCATCTGATAAAACAGGTGGTTCTAATAATATAGCTCGAAAAAAGGGCCATGCTGATTTAGATTTAACTTTGGCAGTTCATCCATATAGAAAAGATATAATGCCGTTAAAAGATGATAGAGCTATCAGGAATTCATTGAAGAATCTACTCTTAACAGATTCCTTTGAAAGGCCTTTTCAACCAGATTTAGGTGCCAATCTTAGAGGGTTACTTTTTGAGCCCATGGGAGTCTTAACTGAACTATCAATAACTAGTCAGATTAAATCAGTAATTAGAAAAGAAAGCAGAGTAGAAATTCTAAATGTAAATGTAAAAGGTAATGAGAATAAAAATAGATATGACATTACTATAAAATTTAAAATAAAAGAGAATAATCAAATAGATAAGTTTGATATTTCCCTAAGAAGATTAAGGTAATAATATGGCCAGTAACTTAAATGTAACCGAACTAGATTTCGACCAAATTAAAGATAATTTAAAAAACTATCTAAAGAATCAATCCCAGTTTAATGATTTTAACTTTGAAGGAAGTAGTCTTAATGTACTGCTTGATGTTCTTGCATATAATACACATTATAATGCAATGGCCGCTCACTATGCATTAAATGAAGCATTCTTAGATTCTGCTCAGATTAGAGGTAATGTAGTTACTCGTGCTAAACTTTTAGGTTATACTCCAAGAAGTATCCTTGCATCTAGGGCAACAGTAAATATTGTAATTGATGCAACTAATGAAAGCTCTAGGCCTGAAACTTTAATACTTAAAAGAGGGACTAAACTTAGGTCACAATTAAGTGGAATCAAGTATGATTTTGCACTTCTTAATAATGAATCTGCTAACCTTGATGCAGTAACTAACAAATATACTTTTAGTAATATTAGTATTGCTCAAGGTGTTCTTAAAAGTCTACTCTATAGAGTTGATAATGATATTGATAATCAGAAATTTCAACTCGCAGATATTGATGCAGATACAAGCACATTAAGAGTAAGAGTACAAGACAATGAAAAATCAACCTCTTACAATATTTATACAAGATTCGAATCACTACTAAATGTAGATTCTAAAGCTCAAGTATATTATCTACAAGAAAATCCAGGTGGTAGATATGAAGTTTACTTTGGAGATGGTATTACTGGTAAGAAGCCAGTTAATGATAATATTGTAACTTTGGATTATATTTATACAGATGGTGAAGAAGCTAATGGAGCAAGTACTTTTATATTTAATGATACTATTCCTCAGCTTACTGGGTCATTTACTAATGCTATTATAACTGTAAGTAATGCATCAGGTGGTAATGAACCAGAAACAATAGAGTCAATCAGATTTAATGCTCCTCTTACATTTACTGCACAAAATAGAGCAGTTACTGCAGAAGATTATAGGTCTATTATTCTAAAAGGATTTGCAAACATTTCTTCTATTGCTACATGGGGTGGAGAAGATAACGACCCTGCAGATTTCGGAACAGTCTATATTGCAATTAAACCTCTTACAGCACCCACACTTACAGCAACAGAAAAACTTGCGATTAAAGATACTGTACTGAAAGGTAAAAATATTGTTTCTATTACTCCAGAAATTGTAGACCCCAACTTTACTAATTTGGAATTAGATGTATTCTTTAAGTATAATCCAAACATTACTGATAGGACTAGTGTTGAACTACAGAATGTGGTAAGAGATGTTATTTCGGATTATAATTTTAACAACTTAAATAAGTTTGATGGAGTCTTCAGACATTCTCAACTCTTAAAATTAATTGATTCAGCAGACCCTTCTATTCTTAACTCAACTATTAGACCTTATATGTATCAGAATATTTCTGCAGGAACTACAGCAGTAGATAATGTATTTAACTTATCCTTTGCTGCTCCTTTATATGAGTCAGGTGACTCAAGTAATTTCTTAATTAGTTCAACTGCATTTAAATTGGTTCCAGGCGGTGTAGACCATTTCTTTGGTGATATTCCAATTACGGGGTCTAGTAATAGACAAGTTATGGTTTATAAAGTAGTGGATGGAAATAATATTACTGTTATAAATGATGCAGGACTTATTACTCCATCATCTGGTAAAATTTCATTAAATAACTTTACTACATCTGCATCAGGTACTTCTATTAAAATTACTGCTATTCCAAACTCACTAGATATAGCACCTAAAAGAGACCAGTTAATTAATATAGACCAATCATTTGTAAATATTACTGCACAAGTAGATACTATTTCTACAGCAGGTTCATCAGGCTCAATAGACTATTCAGTTAATTCTAGGTTAAGATAATATGTCAATAGATAATAATTCACCAGGATTTATAGAATCGGTATTCTCCTCTAAGAGAAAATCTAAGGAAGATTTGCAGGTAAAACAATTATTACCTGATGGAATCTTAGATAATATTGATACTACTAACAACGTTGGTATTCAAAAACTCTTGGAATCATATTATGAGTTTATGAATATGAACGAGTTTATATATCAAACTACGGAATCGTTTTCAGATAGAATATTAGATGGTCAGGCAGTCTTTAGATATCCAGACCTAGACTCTAATGGTAATGAATTCTTTTCTGACCATGATGGTGCTAATAGTACACTAGTATTAGATGACGGAACAGTAATTACTCTATCTAGTGTAAATGTACAGATATCAAATGGTAATGAGCTTCCTGGTTCACTTGCTAAAAGTACAGTAGAAATTGGTAAGACTTTTACTGTTAGTGGTTTAGCAAGCCATAATACTAAGACTGCTAAACTTACAACCACGATTAAAAATTGGGTGGGCCCAGGGCCGTCTTATGTACTTAATGCATTAGAAGATGCAATGGATATTGATAAGAACCTAGATGATGCCAAAGACCCTACTAATGAATATCTAAATTTTATGCAGAAAGAGATTGCTGCTATTATACCAAGAGATATCTCAGTTAATAAAGCAACACTTTACAAAAGAATTATTGATTTTTATAAAGTAAGGGGTAGTCAAGATTCTATTGCTACATTCTTCAGACTCTTCTTTGAAGATGAAGTAGAAGTAACAAGGCCTTGGGATAATACTCTTATACCTTCTTCTGGAGATTGGGACTCGGATGCTAATCAGTTTATCTCTACTAAAGGTTTTATATCTGAAAAGAAAATTAGATTACAAGACAGTTATAGATATCAGAAGTATAGTTATCTTATTAAGACAGGTAGAAATATTGAAGATTGGGATAGTGTATTTAATAGATTAGTTCACCCTGCAGGATTTATATTCTTCGGTGAAATTTTAATTTTATTACAATTAACCAGAACAGTATTCGGTGATAGTAATAAAGGTGTTACTGTACAGACTAAAAATCCAGAAACTGGCCAGTTGGTAGGTCAACTAGTAAATGCATATGGTGCAACTAGAGTTAACAGATTTACATTATCATCTATGCCAGGTATTCAGCCAGGATTAATTGGTGCAGAAGATATACCATTATTAATAGAGGCCTTTGCTTCTATATTTACTCCTACTGCAGAAGCTAGGATTAGTCGTAATGCGGTTCTTTCTGCACAAATTACTAATGGTAAAATTAGTTCAGTACAAGTTATTAATCCAGGATTTGGTTTTAGTTCTGTTCCTGCTGTTACAATTGCAGAGGGTGGAAATGCTACATTAACTCCAGTTCTTAATGCTCTAGGAGAGATAGAGTCTGTTACTATAAGTGGAACAAATACTGGTTATACATCTGCTTCTCTAGCAGTAGCAGCCAATAGTGGTGTTGGTACGGTTACAAAACTTACCTTCCCTACCGAATCAGTATCTCTTAGACAATATCGTAGGCCGCCTGTTATAAAGATAGGGCAACCAACAGCAACAGATGCTGACGGAGTTCCATTAAGTACTAATGTACAGGCCACAGCACAGTTTAATCTTGCAGCAACTGGTGTAGAAAGAGTGGGTATTATATCTGGTGGTGCTGGATATACTTCAAGACCTACTGTAACTTTCTCTGCACCGACAAGTGGTGTAACTGCATTAGGTTATGCACTAATAAATGACCTAGGTGATGTAGACGGAGTTGTTATAACAAATCAAGGCAGTGGATATACTCAACCACCTACAATAACATTTAGTGGTGGCGGTGGAAGTAATGCGGTAGGTGAAGTATTTATGCTACCTGCAGGAATAACTACTATAAGTATTACTAATGCTGGTAACGGTTATGTATTAGACCCATCAGTAACTTTAGGTTCTACTACAGTTTCAGAATATAGAGCTAAGGATATTAAGATGATACTCAAAGTATTGCTTAATGACTTAAACCAAACAAGACTAAATAACTATTATAATAGTAAAGGTAATAGTTTTTATGAGAGTGATAAGCTCTTTAATAGTAACTTTACAATAGAACAATTAGGTTCTCAAATCATACAAAACAAATATAAAAACACTATAAATAGTTATAACAATAGTAGTTTTATAAACTTAGATTAACATAAACATAGGAAAGAATTATGGCAGCAATTATTACAACCCCTTTTAGAGTTCTCAATGCAGAGAATTTCAAGGAAGATGTCACAGGCTCCAGTGTTTATTTGGCCATCGGTAAATCAGATGTTTGGTCGAATGCCACTTCCGACCTGACTGACACTACTCCTTTCGTCCCTGGAGACCACATTGATGATACCAATGAGTCATTCCAGCAAATACTTGGTATGAAGAAAGTCACATCTAGTGATATTTCTCATGTTATACCCAGATATAATTATGATGACGGACAAACTTACGTAGCATGGGATTCGAATGATTCCGATATCTTTGATGAAAGATTTTATGTTGTTACAAGGTCTGAATTTAAAGTTTATAAATGTATTAAGGCGGGTGCTTCAGTAACATCAGTACAGCCAGTTCATACAGGAGTTGACCCAGTTACTTTAGGTGACGGATATACATGGAAATATATGTATACTATTACTACTGCAGATTCAGAAAAGTTTTTAACTAATTCATATATGCCAGTAAAAACATTGGCAATGGCCCCAACTCTTGCAAATACAAGTGTAGATTTTCCACAACAGTCATCGCAAATTGGTTCCAGAGATTCTGCAACTGCCGCAGGTATTGAAAGAATCGAAGTTACAGCCGCAGGTACAGGATATTCTTCTAAACCAACAGTAACTATTTCGGGTGATGGTACAGGTGCAACAGTTAGTGCTGCACAAGTAACAATGGCAGGTTCTGGTTCGAACCAAACTGTTGCAAGTATTGCTGTTACTGCTAAAGGAACCGATTATACCATTGCTGATATAGTAATTTCTGGTGGTGGTGGCTCAGGTGCTACTGCAAGAGCAGTCATTTCACCTTCTTCAGGTCACGGAGTTGACCCAGTAAGAGAACTAGGTGCTTTCTATATTGCACTTAATGCTCAATTAGATGCAGCAGAAGGTGGTGACTTAACTGTAGGTAATGATTTTAGACAGATCGGTATTATTAAGAATCCTTTTAAGAGAGCAACAAATACAGATAGTGGTCATACATCAGAAGCTAATGGAGCAGCAACTTCAACAATTGCAACTGCATCTACTCTAAAAGGTCTTAAATACTTACAGATGAATGGGTCTGCAGATGTTACTGCATATAATGTTGATGCTCTACTTACAGGTGGGACATCAGGTGCAAAAGCATATCTTGCAGAAATTGATACTACTAATAAAAGATTATACTATTACCAAAATAGAAAGACTGGATTTAAATCATTTACTGATGGTAGTTCAGGAGCATCAGAACAGATTAATGGTACTTTACCAACAGGTGGTACCTCTTCTACAGATGCTACACACCCTGTTCAAAATTCAGAATTTGTTGAAGGTAGTGGACAATTGGTATTCCTTGAGAATAGAGCTCCTATTTCAAGAACTGCCTCACAGATTGAAGATATTAAATGTATTATAGAATTCTAATAAGTTCTATAAATATATAAAAAGAGAGAATATAAATGGCTATAACAAATGTAAAAAAATTCGGCGCACCATACTATGATGATTTTGATGAAACAAAGAATTATCATAGGATTTTATTTCGTCCAGGATTTGCAGTCCAGGCAAGAGAATTAACACAATTACAAACTGCATTACAATCTCAAATTGATAAGTTGGGTCAGTATACATTTGCTGATGGTGATAGAGTACTTGGTGGTAAACAAACATTACTTGCTAGTAATTATCAATACATTAAATTAAACGCCACTCATAACAGTGCAGCCATTTCTGCTTATCTTTCGACTTTCTTAGGTAAAGAAATTCAAAATACAGCTGGTCTTAAGGCTAAAGTATTAAATGTAGTTGCAGCAGAAACAGTTAATGGTTCTGCAGAACCTGATACTCTTTATCTTGAATATGTTAATTCTGGTACTAATACAACAACATCAGTCTTTTCAGAGGCTGATGTAATTTCAACCACATCAGGTACAGTAGTAAGTGCTACTATTAGTTCATCAACAGGTAGTGGAGCAGTTGCAAATCCAATTGGGTTTGGTTCTGCATATGCAATTGAAGAAGGTATCTTTTTCGTAAATGGTTCTTTTGTTCACGTACCAGCAGAAACAATCTTACTTGATAAGTACACAAATACTCCTACTTATATTCTCGGTCTAGAAATTACAGGTGGTATTAAATCTAACCTAGATTCAGGTTATGGTGACTTAGTAGATAATGCTACAGGAAGTCCAAATGAATCTGCGCCAGGTGCAAATAGATATGTTATCAATCTAAATCTAATTAAAGAGAATATTAGTTTAGCTAGCAGATCTGTTAATGATTATATTCATTTGGCAGATATTAAAAATGGTATTATGGTAAAGAAAGATGATACTCCAATTAATACTGGGATTTCAGATAGATTTGAAAGAAGAACAAGTGAAGAATCTGGAGATTATATTCTTGCGCCATTCGTTCTTGATATTAAAGAACATTTAAATGCCAATAATAATAATGGTTATCTAATTCAATCACAAGGTGGTGATGATGCAAAACTTGCAATTGGTATTGAACCAAGTGTTGCATATATCGAAGGCCGTAGAATAGAAAAAACCAAGACTGACCATATAGTAATAGATAAGGGTAGAGGTTCATCTGATGAAAGAGTAATTAATGGTATTACTCAATCAGTTGGGTTTGGTAACTATATTAAATTAGACCCTAATGAGTGTGAAGGCACACCAGACATTAATGACTTTACTACAGTAAACTTAAAGAATTCAAGTAGTGCAACTATAGGTACAGCTAGAGCAAGAGGCTTCGAACATGATTCAGCTTCTCCACAACACTTTAGATTATACATCTTTGATGTAACAATGAATTCAGGTCAAAGCTTTAGTTCAGTTCAAAAAGTTTCTCAGGGTACTAACTTTGAAGCTAATTTAGGTGCAAGAAATGGTAGTACCTTAGTTACTACTGGTATTTTTGGAACCAGATTCGAAACAGGTAATAATAGTTTAATATATAATCTACCTACATCAGCAGTAAAAACACTAAAGACTGGTGGCAATTTTACTGCTGCTTATAATGTAAGAGTAAAAGTTTCAGGTACTATTTCAGGCACTGGTGTAACTATTAATATGCCGTCAGGAGTTTCACTTGCAAATGATGATGATGTTATTTATCACATCGGAAACCTATCAGCTAATAATGATGCAGTGGCTGCACCGGACTCTATAGTAGGTGGTGTAGGTGGTGGAGCTATAACATTAAGCTCTCTAGGTAGTAATGATGGGGTAAGTATTACCGTTATATGTACTGGTGCTATTACTACAGGTTCAGTAAAAACCAAAACTGCAAAAGATAATGGAAGTACAACACTTACCTATAGTTCATCTCAATCAATTTATGAATTAAATGAAGTTGATATCAGAGAGTTAACAGAAATTAGAGATTCTGCAAATAATGTAGTAACCGATAAGTTTATTTTAGATAACGGGCAAAGAGATTCCTATTATGATAGAGGTAAAGTAATTCTAAAAGGTGGACAAACTCTTCCTGCAGGTAACTTTACTGTAACCTTTAAATGTTTTACTCATAATGAATCTGGTAATTACTTTTCAGTTGATTCTTATGGTGCGATTCCTTATGCTGACATAGGTTCTTATAACGGCCAATCACTAAGAGATGTTTTAGATTTTAGACCAACGAAAGGTAGGTCAGGAACAACAACAGGCCAGGAGTTTAGTACAGGTGCTGGTCACTCAGGCCTTAACATGCTACCTCCAGTTGGCACAATTTCATATAATCTAACTCACTTTGTTGGAAGAATTGATAAGTTATTCTTAGCAAAAGATGGAACATATAAAGTAGTAAAAGGTGAATCAGGACTATATCCTGTTGAACCTGAAGGGCTAGAAAATGCCATTCATCTTTATAATATTAGTTTAAATCCTTATGTCTTTAGTGTAGAAGATGTTAAAGTACAAAAAATTGATAATAAAAGATATACAATGAGAGATATAGGCCAGATTGATTCTCGTGTTAAAAGATTAGAATACTACACTTCACTTTCTCTATTAGAAAAGTCTGCTTCAGAAGCACAACTTTTTGACGGAAGTGGTCAAGCAAGATTTAAAAATGGATTTATTGTAGATGGTTTCTTTGGTCATGGTATCGGAGATGCATCACATCCAGACTATAATGTTTCAGTAGATAGAGATGTAGGCATATTAAGACCTAAGTTTGATGAAAGAAGTATGAACCTCATCAGAAAGACTGGAGATAGTGGAACTGCAGTTAAGTCTGCCAAAGGTGGTATTATTACAATGCCATATACAAATGTAGTTGAACTAAATCAACCATACTCTTCATATGCAGAGTTTGTTAATCCTTATGATGTAGTAATCTGGGACGGAACAGTTAGACTCTCACCAGAATCAGATGAATGGAAAGATGTAGACCAAAGACCAGATATTATCATTGATGATACAAGTGCATTCGACCAGTTTGTTACTGCTGCAGAAAGTGAAGGTATTTTGGGTACAGTATGGAACGAATGGGAAACTAACTGGACAGGAAGGTCAGTAGGTGGTATTATAAGTCAAAGAACACAAAATGTTTCAGGTAGAGAAGGTCAAAGATTAACTGGTGTTGCAAATACTAGAGGTAAGGCTAGGGCAGAAGTTAATACTACTACTAGAGCTGTTACACAAACAGGAACTGCAACTAGAACAGGTCAAGATGCATATGTTGCATTCGACAGAGAGACAAAGGAAATTGGTAATGTAGTAGTTGAAGTTAATTTCATACCATTTATGAGGTCAAGAAAAATCTTCTTTGATGCAGAACTATTAAAACCATCTACTAAATTATATGCATTCTTTAATGGAGTAGATGTTACTGCTTATTGTAGACAAGAATCTTCATTCTCAGAATTCTCAGACCGAGCAAATGTTATCACATATCAAGGTAAGACTTCCCATCCAGGAAGCAGTAGTGGTGCACTAGTATCTGATGCCTCAGGTAGATGTATCGGGTCATTTGTTATTCCTAGAAATGATGTATTAAAATTTAAGGCTGGAACAAGAGAATTTAAACTAACTGATTCAAATGTTAATAATGATGCTAACTCTACTACTAAAGCAGCAGTTAACTTCTATTCACAGGGTGTATTAGAAACATATCAGAAAACAATTATTTCTACTAAAGTTCCTAGAATTGCCTTTAGAGAAGTAAGTGAAACTAATGCAGTTACACAAAGAAGTAGCGAAACAACTCACGAATTAATTAGATACTATGACCCTCTTGCAGAAACATTCGTTGTTAGTACTCAGGGTGGTATCTTTACTACTTCAGTAGACTTATTCTTTGCAATAAAAGATGCTAATATTCCAATTCATGTTTCTATTAGAGAAGTAGAAAATGGTATACCGACTCAAAGAGAAGTGCCAGGAGCATCTACAGTAGTATATCCAACTTCTATTAATGTTGCATCAGATATGACTGCAAATAATGGTGTTGGTAATGCTGACGTTGCAACTACAATTAGTTGGGACCATCCAGTATATCTTAAAGAAGGAACAGAATATGCTATAGTACTTGTTTCTAACTCTAGTGTATATAAAGTATATGTTTCAGAGACTAGTAAGTTTGATTTAACTAATAATGCTTACCGAATTACTAAACAGCCATTTAATGGGGTATTCTTTACTTCTGCAAATGCTTCAACATGGACTCCTGAACAAACTAAAGACCTTAAATTTAAATTAAATAGAGCATCCTTTACAGGTTCATCTGCACAAGTTAACCTAGTTAATGATGTAGTACCACCTAAAGAATTGGTTGCAGATCCATTTATATTCTTATCTAAAGATGCAAGTGCAGATACAACTACAATTAGAGTTCTACACCCAAATCATGGCATGTATGGAACGGATACTCAACATAAAGTTACACTATCTATTCCTACTACTACATCTACTATTAATGGATTAGCTAGAACAGTATTTAATGGCTCTCATGTAGTAACTAAGGCAGAACATGATTCTTATGTACTAGTATTAGATGACCAACAAACTTCAACAGTAGCAGATGGAAGAAGAGGCGGTGGTGTTGAGATTACAGCTACAGAAAATCAGATGTATGATTTAACCAGACTTAATGCACAGACACTTGAATTCCCAGGTAATCCTGATGACCCAACTGACGATGTTACTATTACATTTAGTCATATTGGAATGTCCACAAAATCATTAGATGGAAATAGTGATTCAGCACAAACACTATATACTAATACAACGTCAGTTCCTATAATTGCAAATCAGAATACTCTACTTGAAGTGCCTAGTGCAGTCGTATCAGAAATTAATAAAACTCATAATAGTATTACTCAACAAGGAACTTATCAGATTAATGCTGTACTAAGTAATAATGGAATTGAAAATCTATCTCCAGTAATTGATTTAAATAGAACATCAGCAATATGTGTTCAGAATAGAATTAATGATGCTACTACTAATGCGGCCGGTTATACTTCTAAGGGTACTTATGTTGCAGAGACTAATGCTACTGGTACCAGTAATGTTGCAAAATATATTACTAAGAAAGTAATACTAAATACAGACGGTAGTAATATAGATATATTCTTAGATACAAATAGACCTACTGGCACCAACATTGATGTTTACTATAAAGCAACAGATGATACTGATATAGACTTTGATGATATTGGCTGGACTCTTGTTAATCCTTTATTGCCACTACCAATTAATCAAAATGAATTCGATTATCACGAAGCACATTATCAGGTGGCTGCAGGATTCCCATTCAATGCTTTCTCTATTAAGATTGTATTAAGAAGTAGTAATAGTTGTTATGTTCCTACAGTTAAAAACCTAAGGGCAATTGCAAATACATAAAATGGAAAGAGTAAAAATAAAAGACAATTTGGAATTAGAACGAGATATCCATAGTAATGCCGTTATAAATACTAATATGAATGGTTACGAAAATCGACTAAATCAAATAAAAAATCAACAGAAGTTCAATGATGAATTTCAAAGTTTAAAGGCCGATATGGCTGAAATAAAAGAACTCCTTAAAACACTAGGTGGTAAATAATGGCAAATGATATAAAAGTTTTAAAGAATAATACTTTAGAAGAATTAAGACAAAAGACAAATGAAGTTTCTTTTAATCAAGGTGATAGTACAACACTTGATGTTACAAGACTAGCAGATAAAGTATTTTCTTATTCAGCTACAACTGCCAATGGTGGAAAATTCTTCGGAAATAGTTTAGTATTTTCTCACTTACCTGAAATAACTATTGATAATACTGGCGGATATATTATCTTAAAGGATAGTACAACTATTCCAGCAAGTTTTGCAACAGACTCTACTCTTTCACAATCAGGTGGATTTAGTGCAACACTAGTAAGTATTTCAATAGTAGATGGTAAAAAGAAACTATTGGTTAAAAATACAAGTGGTACTTTTAATGCTGGTCAAGATTTAACAGATGGTACTGGTAGTATAGGTAATGCAAACGTAATAAGACTTATAGTAGAATCTTATCAAGTAGGCTCTATTAGAGTTACTAAGGCCGGTGCAGAGTTAGTACAAGACTTAACTGCTACTGGTTATCATGTTCCTACTATTGCAGGTTCAATACCTCTTACAGGAAGTAATACTCTAACTGATATTACAGAAGGTACATTATCTTATCAAGGT